GCTGCAGGCGTAACGGCTTCGCTTGTGGTTTCGACCACGGGCGGCTTTGTGTATGGCGATGTTGGTTCTAACGTTGCGTTGGTTGCCAATACGCTAAACACCTCTTCGGGCGATTCGCAGCAGGGGCTTTTGACTAGCTCTGTGGCTGTTACTCGTTCACTGCCGATCCGTATCGTCGATGTGGTTGAAGACACTTCCTTTGTGTCAAGCGGCACTACCTACTATCCCGAAGTTATCGTGAAGTTCAATGCATCGTACCTCACGAGTAATTCTCTGGTCGTGGGTGGTCACGCTTACAACAACCCACTCGGCATTTAATAGGGGAGTTCTAAGACATGGCTATTTCACGTGCACAGTTACTTAAGGAACTCCTTCCGGGTTTGAATGCCCTGTTTGGCCTTGAGTACAAAAACTATGGTGAGGAGCACAAGGAGATCTACGAGACTGAGACCTCCGAGCGTTCCTTTGAAGAGGAGACCAAGCTTTCTGGTTTCAGCGCCGCTCCGGTGAAGGCCGAAGGTGCTGCGATTGCGTATGACAACGCACAGGAAGCATGGACTGCTCGTTACAGTCACGAGACGATTGCTCTCGGCTTCTCCATCACGGAAGAGGCGGTTGAAGACAACCTGTACGATTCGCTGTCCAAGCGATACACCAAGGCGCTCGCCCGAGCGATGGCGTACACGAAGCAGGTCAAAGCGGCTTCGGTCCTGAACAACGGCTTTTCAGCGTCCTACCCCGGTGGTGACGGTGTGGCCCTGTTCTCGGCTTCGCATCCGCTGGTCTCGGGCGGTGTCAACAGCAACCGTTTGACGGCTTCTGACCTCAACGAAACTTCGCTTGAGGCAGCGGTGATTCAGATTGCTGGTTGGGTTGACGAACGTAGTCTCCTCATCGCGGCGAAGCCCGGCAAGCTCATCGTGCCCCCGGCATTGATGTTCACTGCCAAGCGTCTCCTCGACACGGAACTCCGTGTTTCGACTGCTGATAACGACATCAACGCTCTCAAGGCGATGGGGTCGATTCCGGGCGGTTACACGGTGAACCACTTCTTGACCGACACGAATGCGTGGTTCCTGACCACGGACGTTCCGAACGGCATGAAGCACTTCGTTCGTACCCCGCTGCAAAACAGCATGGACGGCGATTTCGACACCGGCAACGTCCGGTACAAGAGCCGCGAGCGTTATAGCTTCGGCTGGTCGGATCCGCTCGGCATGTTCGGTTCGCCGGGTTCGTCCTGATAGTTCTTTGGTGAGCTAGCTGGAATTGGGGGGCCACAAGTTACCTAGAGGCTTGTGGCCCCTCTTTTTTGATGTTATACAAGATCATCGGGAAAAAATTGCTTACCAGACAGGCCCGACTGACGACATGCAGACTGGTAAGCACAACTCGCATGTGAGGTAATTAAAATGGCTCAAACTACGTTCAGCGGTCCAGTCAATCTGGGCGTTTTCACGGTTGCTACGGCTCCTACGTCCAATGTGTCAGCCGGTTCTGTCGCCTATTTCTCAAATGGCGCTGCGGGTAGCCCGGTTCTTGCGTTTTACAACGGTACCAACTGGCTGCGTGTAGACACTCTGGCTGCTATTTCTGCTAGCTAATACCCCCTAACCCTAGGAGGGTACGACAATGCAAACAGATGTCTTAGCCAGTGCCGTCCGAACGACGACAGGGCAGATGCAGGATCAGGCCAGTAATAATCTAGGTCGGAACCGCGTAAAGGCTATTTATATCGTTCCGGCTGGTGGTGCAGGGAGTGTCGTTCTGAGAGACGGCGGTGCTTCTGGCTCTGTAAAAATTACGGTCAATACGATGGCTTCGTCCACCAGCGAGAACTATGTTCTTATGCCGGGAGAGGGGTTGCTATTTCAAACGGATATACACGCCACGCTTACCACTGTTACTTCGTTAATGGTGATATATGGCTAAAACCCCCGCATGGCAGCGGAAAGAAGGCAAAAATCCTGCTGGCGGCTTAAATGCCAAAGGCAGGGCTTCCTATAACCGTGCCAATCCCGGTAAGCCGGGGCTGAAAGCACCACAGCCGCAAGGCGGGCCTCGTAAGAAATCATTCTGTGCGCGAATGTCGGGGATGAAGAAAAAGCTTACGAGTGCCAAGACCGCCAACGACCCCAACTCCCGTATCAACAAGTCGCTTCGCGCATGGAATTGTTAAAAATGAAAAATGAAAATGTTGAAACCCTGAAAAACGTGGGTGACGCATTATCTGTCTTCACGGTAATAGGGACTCTAGTCGAAATGCTTCCTTCAGTTGCAGCGATATTTACTATCTTGTGGACGGGGATTCGTATTTACGAAACCAAAACCGTGCAAGGCTGGATTAAGAAGTGGAAAAACCGTGCCTAGTAAATCCGCTAAACAACATCGATTAATGGCCTTGGTCGCTAATAATCCGAAAGCAGCCAAGCGATTAGGTATTTCCTCGAAAGTGGGGAAAGAATTCATGAAGGCCGATAAGGGCCGTAAATTTAGGAGTAAATCGAAATGAGAATGAAACCTAAAATGATGAAAATGACCAAGAAAATGAATATGGGCGGCATGTCCTATTCTGATGGTGGCATGACCAAGAAAATGAATATGGGTGGCATGACCTATTCTAAGGGCGGCAAAACCGGCGGTTCCTACCGCAAGGCGGCTGATGGCGTTGCCAGCAAGGGCAAGACCAAAGGCAAGCAGATCAAGATGCGTATGGGCGGGATGTGCTAATGAAACGCAAAATGCGGAAATTCAGGCTCGGTGGTAGTACCGACGAAATGGGCAACAAGGCCGGATACGAAGAGTCTCCGCCAGATTTTGAAGCGCCAAAGAAGAAGTCTTTTTCGGAGGCTTTTCGTGAAGCGCGTAAGACTGGTGATGCTACCTTTACTTGGCAGGGTAAAAAGTACACGACTGAAGTAGCAGGCTCTAAAAAATCCGAAGCCCCCTACAAACCGTCTCCTTCTGTTAGTTCAAATTCCAAAAAAGAACCGGATGACATTAAACTTCCTTATAAATTTAAGGAAGAAGTAGAGTACAAACCGTCAACTCCGCGTTCTGGCGGTCGTGGCAGCAAGCCGGGTTCTGCGAAAGTTGGTACAGGGCGTTACGATGACCCAACTTCTAGTTACAAGGATCGTTTGCTTTCGCCTTTTAAGCGTTTAACTGGCGGTGATTTGTTCGGTCAGCGTAAAGTTGAGCGGGTAATGAAAGGCGCGGGCGTAGGCACGGAAGAAGCTCGTCGCAGGTTGCGCGAGGCTGGTATGAGCGGCGGCGGTCGCGTAAAGAAGTATGCGGGCGGTGGCTCGGCTCACTCTTCTGCTTCGCGTCGTGCTGACGGTATCGCCAAGAAAGGTAAGACCCGAGGTCGGATCGTCTAATTATGGATCGCATCCCTAAGTACACCGCAGGGATGTTTAAAAGAAAGATGCCCCGGTTTGGGGCGTCTTCGATCCGTATGCCGCGTATGCCTAAGCCTCCCAAGCCGCGAGTGAAGAAGTTTGCGGACGGCGGGCCTACGGGGTATGAAGAAGCCCCGCCTAGGTTTGAAGCGCCTAATAAGACTTTTAAGCAGGCTTTTACGCAGGCTAGGCAGGAAGGCAAAGAAATCTTTGAGTGGAAAGGAAAACTTTACGACTCTCAGACTAAAGAAGAACGAAAAAAGATGCTTGATGACGCTACAAGGGAATTTATGGCTAATCCGCCATATAAGAACATGGGGCGAAAGTTAGGCACGTTCAAACTGGAAAAACAGAAAGAACGGGAGACCTACATGGCTAAAGGCGGTAAAGTTCGTGGTGACGGCATCGCTAAAAAAGGTAAAACCCGAGGCAAGTTTGTATGATGGCATCTCGCGGCATGGGTGCGATTGCTAAAAACAAAGTCCCCCGTGCTGTACGCCGTGGGGACAATAAACCCGTTGAGGGCACTGGAGAGCCGATTAAAACCTTTAAGGAAGGTGGCGTAGCAGATGATGATCGTGTGGATTATGCACGGCTTAATGCACGGGTTTTGAAGGCTTTGATAAAGCGTTATGGCAGCGATGCCAAGGCTCGTGAAGTGATGCGGGTCACGGATGGCGGCGAACTTTTAAAGATTATGCGAGAGGAAGAAGCCAAGAAAGGCTATGCCGAAGGCGGCAAGGTGAAGAGCAAGGTCAATCAATCTGGCAATTACACCAAACCCGGTATGCGGAAGAGTTTGTTTGAGTCTATTAAGGCTCGTGCTGTTCAAGGCACTGGGGCAGGCCAGTGGAGTGCAAGAAAGGCACAGTTACTGGCAAAGACTTATAAAGCACGGGGCGGCGGGTACAAATGAAAGCCCCACAGCAGTCTCTTAAAGCGTGGGGTGATCAGAAATGGAGAACCAAAAGTGGCAAACCCTCTAGCAAAACGGGTGAAAGATATCTACCGGAAGCTGCGATTAAGGCTCTCAGCCCTGCGGAATATGCTCGCACAACGGCTGCAAAGCGCCGTGGCAAAGCTCAAGGCAAACAATTTGTTTCGCAGCCTAAAGGCATTAAAGAAAAAGTGAGACCGCATCGTAAGCAGGGAATGTAAATGGTAGACAAGACTACAGCAACGACGGACTTTAACCTCGACCTAAATACGATTATCGAAGAGGCTTTCGAGCGGTGTGGTGCTGAGTTGCGTACGGGTTACGACTTTCGCACTGCCAAGCGCAGTCTTGGTCTATTGCTCATGGACTGGGCGAATCGGGGTATTAACCTCTGGACGTTGCAGACTGATACCGATACTCTGACTTACAACCAAGGCACGTATGACCTTCCGGTGGATACAGTAGATTTACTTGACCATGTGATCCGCACCGGTACGGGTACAAACCAGCAAGACATTAATATCTCACGTATCTCCTCTTCGACCTACCTCTCCATTCCCAACAAGAATGCGACGGGTCGTCCGATTCAGATCTGGATTAATCGTCGTACGGGCGCGACGGGCGCGGACAACGTAATCGTCTATCCGCAGTACACGGTATGGCCGAAGCCGGATAACACTACGACTTGGACGTTGGTCTACACCAGACTTGTACGGATGTTCGACCCCGGTACGGGCGTGAATGGACAAGATATTCCGTTCCGTTTCTTGCCCTGCATGGTGGCGGGTTTGGCCTATATGATGTCGATGAAGATCCCCGGCGCAGACGCTCGGATGCCGATGCTCAAGGCTGAATATAACGAGGCGTGGGATCTCGCGGCAGGGGAAGATCGAGAGAAGGCGGCAGTGCGGTTTGTCCCACGTGAGAGCTTCTTGGGTGGTTACTAATGCCAAACAGGTTTGCAAGTGGCAAACACGCCATCGCGGAGTGCGACCGGTGTGGATTCCGGTTCAAGCTTCGCCAGTTAAAGTCTTTGGTGATCAAGACCAAGAACGTGAATATTCTGGTTTGTCCCGAGTGTTGGGAGCCAGATCAACCTCAGTTGTCTCTTGGCTTGTACCCGGTAGACGACCCGCAGGCATTGCGAAATCCCCGTCCCGATTTGAGTTATTTCGAGGTGGGTAACGACGGTGCTACCGGTAGTCGTGAGATACAATGGGGCTGGGCACCCGTAGGCGGGGCCAGAGCAGATGATGCAGGATTAACCCCGAACGATCTTGCCCCGGTTGGACAAATTGGAACGGTTACGGTCGTAACGACCTAGGAGATTGAGATGGCTAAGTCAGATTTGGAAAAACACGCTGACCTTCCTGCGAGCAAGGCTCACGGGCCGGGTCGGGTTAAAAATATGCGTGCTGGTGGCAAGACCAACAGCGATATGAAGAAGTACGGTCGCGGCATGGCGAAGGTGATGAACCAGCGCAGCCCGATGCGTGGCTCTTCTGGCCCGAGGTAATTCACATGAAAGAACTGAACCCCGGCAAAATCAGGCCGAACACCGACTCCACGGGGCGTAATGGCTACCCTGAGAAGGATGTGAACAAGGGCGTCACCCACATGGATATGAAGGGTGCAGGTGCTGCGACGAAGGGTAAGAAGTTCGTGTCGCAGATCAACCTTGATAGCAACATGAAGTATCGGTCGGGCTGGTCTCCGTGAATTACAGTCAGCTTTCTACATTGATTCAGGATTATTGTGAGTCTACGGAGCAGTCCTTCGTAGCCAATATTCCTACGTTTGTGCAGGTAGCTGAAGAACGAATCTACAACTCAGTTCAGATTCCGGCGATCCGTAAAAATGTGACGGGTACGACGACGATTAACTTTCAGTACCTTGCACTACCGTCTGATTGGCTTTCGACGTTCTCATTGGCAGTGATTGATCCGACGACGGGGGAGTATGAGTACCTTTTAAATAAGGATGTAAACTACATCCGACAAGCATACCCGCCTCCGAATAGCACAGGTAAACCTGCCTATTATGCTATTTGGGACGACACTACTATGATCTTGGGACCAACTCCTGATAATACGTATTCGATGGAGTTGCATTACTATTATTATCCTGTGTCTATCGTTAATTACGGTACGTCGTGGCTTGGAGACAACTTTGAGTCAGTTCTGCTGTACGGTTCGCTGCGTGAGGCGTACACCTATTTGAAGGGTGAAGCCGACATGATGCAGAACTACGAAGCAAAGTATCAGGAGGCATTGGGCCTTCTTAAACGTCTTGGCGATGGGCTTGACCGTCAAGATGCGTATCGTTCTGGTCAAGCTAGAATTCCGGTAACTTGATGTTTGATGCCACTACAGAAATCGGTCAAGTTTTCGTACAGACGACTGACCATCGTGGACATACTGTGGAAGAGATTGCGGAGCGTGCGGCTAATCGCATTCTTCGTGTTGATTCAAAGGAAGCCCTGCACCATTGGTTGGTAAAGTATTTGCGTGAGGCACAAGAAGCTGAACGCCAAATGATTAGCAAAAAGTTGACACAACAGGGTTATTTGGAAATTGCTCAATTAATTGGAGACCTCTAATGGCTATTTCTCAAGCAATGGTGACATCGTTCAAGGTGGAAATCCTTGACGGTATTCATAATTTTGGTTCCGGCGTGATTCGTGCTTCGGCTGCTGCGGATGTGTTTAAGCTTGCGCTGTACACCTCGTCGGCTACGTTGAGCGCCACGACTACGGCGTACACGGTGACGGATGAAGTGTCTTCGTCTGGCACGAACTACACGGCTGGCGGGCTGACGCTGACGATCTCGCAGGTACCAACCTCAAGCGGCACTACGTCGTTCATTGACTTTGATGACCTGACGTTCCCGAGCGCCACGATCACGGCCAACGGTGCTTTGATCTATAACGCGACTCAGGGAGATAAGGCTGTTGCGGTGCTAGCGTTTGGCGGGGATAAGACCTCGACGGCGGGTAACTTCACTATCCAGTTCCCGGCTGCTGCGGCATCGACTGCGATCCTTCGTATCGCCTAATTTAGTTAGGCAAGGACCGTGGCAGGCGTCATTGTCGCCTTCAGCGGTTGGAACGCTTCTGGC